CAATAATGTCCACATAGCCAGTCTCTTGCCCCTGTGGGTAGGTGTACTTGTAATCCTGCACATAACCGCCATAGAGCCATGAGCTTGTAGTGGCAGTTGTAGCAGATACACGAATCTTGCGAAGAGGTGCTAACTTGCCAAAGTAAGGCGATGCTGTGTTCTGTGGGTTAAAGTATGAATCAGGGTCTAGCACTCGGATTGTGGCGTTGCCAGCCTCATAGGTATCGCGCATGATATTGCGCCCTCTGTTGATTGAGATGTTATACACGTTTGGAGTCAAATCAACTACTGGGATGACTGTGGTGTCAGTACCAAAGCGGCTGACACCAATTACTCCGTATGTTGGGTCTCCAATAACAAAGCCAGTACCAAAGGTCGCTCCGCTTGAGAAGTCGAAGGATACATTTATGGTTGCTGGAAGTGACATTACCAGCCGCCGATTCTGCGTTCTACGTTGGCGGATGAACCAGAGAGTGAAGCTACGTTAAGTCCGCCGCGAATCTCGTCAATAAGGTTCTGGGAAGTGGTGACTGAGCCAGCTACGTTTACTACGACTGTTGAGCCGCTTGCACCTGCGCCTCTAGGATCAACGAATACATCTGTATTAAGCGGGTTGCCCTGTCCATAGGTAAAGTTGCCAGTCGGTACTGTGTATTTAAAGTTACCCATCTGGAATTGCATAGAGGCGATGCGAGCGGCTTGTTTTTCTACACCATCAAGATAATCTTTCCATGCTTCAAATGGGTTCTTAGCTGATGGAAGACTGGTTAAGAATCTTGCCAAGTCTTCGCCCAAGCCTTGTGAGATTAACAGTTCTTTTCCTAGCCTCTGGACTTCAGTTAAGTTCTCTGTAGCCAAGGCTAGTTGAAGTTCAAGGCGCTTGCGATCATCAGCAGAGATTTTGCCTTTAAGTGCAGCAATAATCTGAATCTGGTCTTGGTCAAAAATAGTCCCAGCCTTCTTAAGAGCGTTCTGCTTTTTCAGTTCAGCAGCTCGTTTCTTTTCTGCCAGCAATGCTGCATCTTGGAACTTCTTTTGGTTTTTCTGGAATCGTTCCTGTGCGGCTCTATCTGAATCAAAGAGGTTAGCCTGAGCGCCACCGAAGAACCTGCGACCAGCGCGAGGGCGCGGCTGTGATGCTTTGCCTAGATCTTCTAGGGCTTGGATACCCAATACCTCTTTGAAGTAGGTTTTAACGACATTGCCAATCTTGCCTACTGCGCCGTTACCAATACCGCCAAGGTTTGAAAGTACAACAGCCTGACCTCGAATCACGTTAGCTGTAGATTCAGCTAGACCTTGCATGGCTTCTGAAGCTTTGTCGATGTCATTAACGCCTTGTCCCGCTAGCAAGCCAAGGGCATCTACTAGCCCACGTCCAATAGTCTCTTGCGCGTTGCCAGCAGCTTCAGTAAGAATCTGCATCTTGCCAGCATAGGTATCTAGGAACTTAGCCTGTGACCCACCAAACTGTGCGTTTAGTTTTTCCTGCAATTCTGCAAACTTGGCTGTTTTAAGTTGTCCTCGAGTAAGTCCTAAATTGTACTTAGTTAGACTTGTGGTCTGCCCTACATAAGCCTTGGCTAAATCTTGAGCGACTGTTGCCAAATCCACAGTAGAGCCAGCGGATACATCAAGCGCCAAAGCGAGTAGTTTCTGGCTTTCAACTGCTGATCCTGTTTGAGAAATAATTGTCTGAAATGCTTGAGATAGTGTTTCTCCAGCAATACCAGCCGATGCTGAAATATCATCTAGGTTGCTTTGAATCTCTGCTTGCGCAAAAGCGAGCCCTAAGTTATCTACGACATTAGCCAATCTGATATTGGCTTTTTCTGCTTCTTCAAATGCCTTGACAGCTTGCTTCCCAAAGTTGATAACAGCAGCAGCCGAAAAGGTAAGCCCAGCAGTAGCGGCTAAGTTTTTAAGTGTCTTGCCTAGTTTGGCGGCAGCAGATTCGGCTTTCTTAAAGCCTCTAGTATCGGCTTTAGAGCCAATTAAAATCTCTTCTCTTACTGCCATTATGCTGCCTTCCTTGAAGTAGCCTCTTTAACATTGGCTCTGAAATCTCTGATTGCTGTGTCAATCGCTTTCATGGCTGCGCCTTCTGCCTTACCTTGGCTCTTAGCCCAAGCGCGATAGATAAGACGTCCGCGACCTTTAAGGCTTGATACCAATGGTGGAAGGTTCTTAATAAACTGCTCACCAGCTTTAGGATTTATAGACTTGCTAACTCTGTTGCTGCTGCTTCCTGCTTTTCTACCAACCCACGGCTGTCCTTGTGGATTGGCTCGTCCAGCGCCTTCATAAATAGCGCCAGCAGCAGACCTGTTTTGGATACTAGCCATCGAGCTAAAGCCATCAGAGTTTATCTTGCTAGGAGTAGTCTTATAAACAATGCCAGCTTTGATAGTCCCAGCATTAAATGTAGGGAATCTTCCTTCGCTGAATGAACGACCAGCCCAGCCAGACATGGGTGATACTGCTGGCACGAAACCTTTAGCATCATTCACGACTGGCTTGAGAGCTGCCGTTAATTCTTTCTTCAGGGCTTTTTCTAGGTCAGGAGTAAAACGTCGCATTGCTTTGCGAAGATCAGCGTTGCCGCGTATTTCTATTCGCATCGCTACGCTCCTTCGCTATATCGTTTAATACCTGTATATGAGCCTTGAAAGCCATCGGAGAAAGTTCCACGATGGTTTGGAAAGGAACTCCAAACTCATAACTCAATCGAGTCGCGAGATAGGTGATGGAGTTCTTTTCCAGCCTTAGTCCAAAGGGTCAGACTCTAAGACCTCAACTGACTTGAGTGTCTCAAGGAACTGTTCCCCGAAAGGCTTGACTGTTTCACCCGAACGTCTAATTGCTTCCCAGCAGAGCCAGTACACGTCTGACTGCTTCTGATCTTCAATTAGGGCTTTGTGAAAGCCCTTCTTGGCAAAGTTCTCAAAGCTGTATTCCAAGACTGGAGTTATTTCAAACTCCTGTACCTGTCCGTCAGCCCTTGTGACTTTAAGTTTTGCCATAGCCCTTATCTCCTTCTTACGCTGTTGTGATGGCGATTTCGCCGTTTACGTTCCATGTAACAGACTGAGTTGAAAGGTCTCCAACTGCGCCGTTTACTGGTGTTGTGTTATTGACCAAGCATGACATAGTGTATAGCGGATTTGTAGCTGATGTAGCTGCATTGGTCTGCTTTACTGTAACTGTTGTGCTTTGACCCCAACGGCTGTTGAGTGTCTGAAGTGTCTTTGCTGATTCTGGGTCATTGAAAAAGTCGATAGTAATGCTTGAAGCTTCCAAACCTTTTACATAACGTCGTCCAGAATCGCCCATCGCGGAAACGTCCAGCTCCTCGAATGAGCGGTTGATAGTAACGCTGCTGACTAATGATGAGAGATCTACCGCATTAACAGTAAGAACCACTCCATTGCTTAGATATACTGCCATTTGGGTTATTCCTCGTCTTTCTTAGTTGTTGTCTTTGTTTCTGGCTTTGAAGCAACCTGACCGATTTTAATCAGGAAGGCTTCGTTTTCTTTTTCCCATTGTGCTAAATCGGTCATGATTTAACTCCATTCCGTTAGTGTGCTGATTGCGATATTACATTCAAGCAAATCACCAGTAGGCAGGTTCAGCACCTTAGGGCTGGACACGTTTCCTACGTTAAAGACGATAGATGAGGCATCCAAGAGCTGAAAGACTCTGACTACATCGTCCTCAATTCCTGCAAGGTTTCCTTGATTGTCCAGTAATGGTACAAGGATAGTAATAGTAAAGTTGGCTAACGGCGCGACAGATGTGCGGTCATTGTTAGTCGGGACGATATATGGATCGCTAGGGCTCAAAATAAGACTATTGGCGATAGGTGTCGCTGGTGGAAATGAAAATACTGACCACTTGGTATTGTCAGTTAATGCAGCCGCTATGGAGCTGCGAAGGGTGGTTATCGCTGGCATCAGCCCACCATAGAGTTAGGGCTTAGGTAAGGTGCAAGTAAGCCACGAACGCGAGCGATGAGCTGGTTAGACATTGTGTAAGGGCTTGGAGCGTAGCCGTCAATAGATACGCCTTGACCTGTTGGTGCTTGACGCGCTTGCCAGATAGCCACAGAGACCATAAGGCTGGCTTCCTGAATAGCAGGGATGGTTGTGTAATCTACATAGGTCTCTGCTGAAAGAGTGCCATACGGATTGACTGGGTGAAAGACTGTTGGGGTGTTGTTATTGCCTGTGATTGCGTAGGTAATTTCTTTCTCACCAACGCCAGTAATGGTCTTATTGCCATTGTGCTTTGAGCCGCATCCTGTGATATTGACTGTCTCACCAACGTAGAACACGTCCTGCACATAGTCATTAAAGTAAGAAGTGCCTGTGTTAGCGGTGTTGCTGTGTCCGATAATCGGAGTCGTGTTAGTCCATAGAAAAGGCAACAAGACATTATCACTTGCATCGCAGACTGACTGCAAGACTGCATCAGTATAGAGAGTTCCAATACCTAGTGCGGTACGAAGCTCTGCGACTGTTGTAGTGC